ACCACTGTTCACCAAATCCCTGGTCAAACCTCTTTCCAACCTATTACACTTCAACATGGTGTAATGATGGGTAAGAAGGCTCAGTGGGATTGGATGCGAAACCTATTCGCAACTGTTCAAGGCGGTACTACTCGTGGCGTTGCTCAAGACTTCCGTTGCGATATTGAAATCAAAGTTCTTGCACACCCAATTCCAACTGTTGCAGAGGCTAAAGAAGGTGTAGACGACGTAGCAATGCGTTTCAAAGTTTACAACGCTTGGCCTACAGCAGTGGCATACTCTGACCTAAACGCTGGAGACAACTCTCTATTCGTAGAGCAGATGACTCTTGTTCATGAAGGTTTCGATGCTTCATGGTCTACGTTTAACGCAGGAGTATTTACACCAGCACCAGCAATTTCCTAATACAAGAAAGATAGGTATACAAATTGAGTACAAAAACAGGTAACACTGTAAAAGCAGCAGAAAATCCAGACCTTGTAAACCAGATGGTTGCTCAAACTTTGGCAAGTGTTGACACTACGCCAGAGCCTGTAGCGGTCATGCCTCCTTCTGATAATTTGGTGACTCTCCCTGGCGGGTATTTGAATCCCGCTGGGGAAGTCATCAAAACAGTTGAGGTAAGAGAACTTAACGGCAAAGATGAAGAAGCAATTGCTCGTACTACAAGTATGGGTAAAGCAATTCTGACAATCCTTCAAAGAGGAACTGTAAAAGTTGGCGATATGCCAGCAACAGAAGAACTCCTTGACGGATTACTTGCGGGAGACCGCGATGCCATTATGTTGGGAATTTACAAAGCAACTTTTGGAAAAACAGCAGACATTCAAGGAGTTTGTCTTAAAGAAAACAAGTTCCTTGATGTGAAGATAGATATTGACCACGATATTGAAGTACGTAAAATGGAAGACCCATACAAGAGAACGTTTACTTTAGATTGTAAGGTCGGCCCTGTTGATGTAGTTCTTCCTACTGGTTATGTCCAAAAAGACTTAGTGAATAACACTGATAAAACAGTGTCAGAACTAACAACTATTTTGTTAGAAAATTGTGTAGTTAGTATTAATGGAAGTCCTGTTATTGGAAAAGCCCAAGTTCAGAATCTAGGCATTAATGACCGTCGCATGATTGCCGAGGCTTTGAACAAGCACTCTATTGGCCCAGTATTTGAAGAAATTACCCTAACATGCACTGATTGCGGAGATGGCGAGGTAACAGTTCCTATTAATTTAGGGACCTTATTTCGTTTCTAGCACAACAGACTATCCGACATTAATGGCTGAATGGCTGGCTTTGTCGGACCGTCACACAGGATGGACTCTAAGTGAGATTAAAGAACTTTCATTTAGAGAAAGAAAAAATTGGATAGCACTTGCTAAAGAAGGATATTAGGAGTTGACATGGCAGAAATTAACGAATCGTTAGGAAAAACTAACGACGAGTTAGACAAGATTGTCAAAAAACTCACCACCATTGAGCAAAAACTCAAAGGTGTAGGTTCTGGTGCAAGTAAACTTCCTGGTGCTGTTGCACTTACAGGTGGCGACCGTGGAATAGGCAATGCTGGTGGCAGCGTAATGCCTTCCATGGACAAAGCCACTTTTAGTGGTCAAAGTAAAGAAAGCGTCAATCAAGAGTTCCAACAACACTATAAAGACGCTAGACACACACTTGGTTTAAGCGGATTTAATGGTTCTAAAACATGGGGCGTTGCTGCAGGTGTAGCACAAATGGGCACAGGCCTTATTGCTGGAGCCCTTGCTGCTGTGCCATCTGTTACTTCAGTAATGGCAAGTTCTGCAAATTACTACGGAGCCTCACTACGTTCTGGTGGGCTTGGTTATCAACAAATAACGGGTATGACCATGCGTGGTCTTGGTCCTCTTGGAATAACTAGCGAACAATCTCCAGCAGCAACTGCAGCGATTTTGTCTGCACGTGGTGTAATGCCAGGAAGCCCACAGTATCAAGCATTGCTTGGACAAATTGGTGGAGCAGCACGTTACATGAATATGGCTAACGAAAATGCTGCTGTTGCTTTATCTGGATTTACACAAGGTGGAATGAACGCACGTTTATATAACGCTGGTATTAGTACGTACAACATGGAAACTGGTCAATTCCGTAATCCAAATGAAATCATGGACCAACTCTACAATCGTATGACTCAAGGTAGAGAAAAAATGAGTGTCCAAGATACTATGAACAGTATTCAAGGCGGTATTTTAGGAGCAACTGCAAATGCTCTTGGGTTTAGTGAAGACCAAAAACAAATCTTTTTTCAAAAGTTTATTCAAAAAGCAGGAGGCAGTGAGTCTGACCTTTCTAAGTTAGGAATTGGTCAAAATCCTCTTGCAGCACAAAAGAGAATTGTGCAATCAGATGTTGAAACTTTAAATGCTTACGTAAAGCCCGTTTTAAAGGGAATGGAAAATGCTGCAGACATTGTTGAAGCAGCAAATAGAGGACTTCAAAAATTTGCTGATGAACTGGGGTATGTAAGTGGGCTTCTTGGCGGTATCGGTCAAAGCCGTGTTGGTGCTGGATTAGGAATTGCTACAGGTGGTTTCTTAGGCGGAGCAGGAACAGTACTTGGAGCATTAGGAGCAGCCAAACTATTTGGAAAAGCAAAAGGCGGTATTTCTAATCTTTTTGGAAAACTTGGTGGAGTAAAAGGTCTTTTTGGAAAAGCAGGTGCTGCTGGTCTTACTTATATGGGTATGGAACAAGGGCAGGAGTTATTAAATCAACTTAACGTTCCTTCATGGCTACGTACTGGAGGAAACCTTGCTTATGATGCTTTACAAGGTGGAGTAACAGGTTTAGCCACTGGAAATCCTTATCTTGGTCTTGCTGGAGTTGCAGCAGGTACTGCGGGTGCTATTGCAAACCCATACGGTAGTCCAGGTGGAGGTTCTGCTGGGTATTCTTTTGGTGCATCATTTGGTAGAGGTGCTCAAACTCAAGGTGCAATAACACCGATTGCAGGTGGAGTTGTTGGTGCTAAATATGGCGACACAGGAAAGATGTGGAAAAACTCTCACACTGGTGACGATTACCCATGCCCTATTGGTACTCCAGTTGTAGCAGCCTTAGATGGAACCGTCTACAGCGATAACCCTGGGCAAGCCTATGGAAAAGTAGTTCAACTAGACCACGGTAATGGTTTTCAAACTTTGTATGGTCACTTATCGGAAATATCCGTAAGCGTTGGTCAAATTGTAAAACGCGGACAAGTTATTGGTAAATCTGGAGATACTGGAAACGTAACAGGACCCCACTTACACTTTGAAGTACGCCGTGGAAAAAATAATCCAGTAAACCCTTCAGAACTTAAGCAAGCAGGTGGAGTTGCTATGGCTGAGTCTTTATCGGCAATAGTTGGTTCAGGTATGGCTGTTTCGGGTTCACCTCTTTTAACTTTAGGAACTTCTGGAGTTCAAGCCACTGAATTAAAACTCTCAGGTGTATTAGGTTCTAAAGACACAGAATCTTTATTAAGGTCTTCTGTTAGCGGTGTTGGTGTAACAAATCCTTCAGGTATGACTGCTTCTAGTTTAAATGGAACTCCTGGAAAACTTCCAGCAAATGCAGACACTGACATAATCTCTGTTTTGCAACAAGCGGGATTTAGCGGAGATAGTCTTGCTACTGCATACGCAATTGTTAGAGCAGAGTCTGGTGGAAGAGCAAATGCTTTTAATCCACGAGGAAAAGATTTATCTTACGGATTGTTCCAAATTAATATGCTTGGTAAAATGGGTCCAGACCGTCGTAAAAAGTTTGGACTGTCTTCAAACGAAGACTTATACGACCCATTAACAAATGCTCAAGTTGCTTACGCTATATCAAATCAAGGCACTAACTTTAAACCTTGGACTACCTACACTAGCGGTAAATACCAACAGTTTTTGCAAAGTGGTACAGGTGGTGGAGCCCCAGGAATTTCTGGTTCTTCTTTCCAACAAAGTTCTCAAGTTGTTTCTCCAACTGTCAACGTATACGCAACTTTCCAAAAAGCAACAGAAGCAGAAGCAATGCAATTGGTTCGTATGGTTCAAGACGAACTTGAAAAATCAAAGTCTCTTAAAACTATGGGGAGGTCATAATGCCAGGTCCTAGACAAACGGCTTTAGGTTATTACCAAGACAATTACCTTAAAGCATTACGTGACCCAAAATACGCTGCACAAGAGCGTATTCGTGCAGAAGCATTGGTAAAAGAGTCTGCTTCAGATGTTGCGGAATTAACTAAAAAGTACAACAACGCACAGGCTGAGTGGAAACGGCAAGATAAGATTGTTAAAGACAAAGCAGCCTTGCTTGCTGCTAATCCAGGCAATACCACTTATGAATCTCAATTAAAAAATGCAGAAATTGCCCGTGCTAATGCTCGTACTTCTTCTGAAACATACTCTAAGCAACTGGCTTTTGAAACAACACTGCAAAGTAGTAGAACCTCGTACCTGTACAAGTTATCAGGCGTTACTGCTACTCCTGTTAAACAACTTGGTTCAGGTAGAGGGGGAAGCGGTGGTGGAAACAAAGCCGAAAGTACAAACCCTGCCGATTATAAGTACAAGTACAACGCTCCTATGGTTAAGTGGGCTTACTTTAATGCTGCTTCTGGTGTCCCTATAAGTATTGATTTTATAAAAAGCAAAAGCAACACTCCTTCTAAAATTTCAAATGCTAGGGAGTCTTTTAATTTACCTGCAACTCGTGGTGCTATTCAAATGAGCCCTGAAGTTGCACAATACCTTCGTCAAAGAAGTCGCAGCAAAAATAAGAAGTTACGTAAACGCGATAACACAAACTACGGATTTAGGTTTCACTATAACCCAACAGGTATTGGTATGAGTTATGGAATGATGACCGATATGGGTCCTGAACAGTTGATGGGTGGTAACGACCAATTAAACATGGTTACCCCTTTACAAAGAGGCGGTTGGAGCATTGACCTATACCTAAACCGTATGGAAGACCTGTCTTATATTCAGTCAGATGGAAGTTTAGTTAGTGGGCTGTCTGCTTTACAGGTTTACCCAGAAACAGTAGATGCAACAGAATTAAAAAAGATATATAACAAAGGAACAATGTACGACTTAGAGTATTTATTTAGAACACTAAACGGTAGCGACTCTGACTATAACAGCGAACTTCGTGGAGAAACTTCTGATATTGGATGGATTGCTGGTATTGCTGTTGAGTTTCATATGGGAAATGGTCTTCGTTATTTAGGACAAATTACAAGCATTGACATAAATCACGCTGTGTTTAATGACCGAATGGTTCCTATGTTAACCACTGTAACTATCAAAGCAAGTCGTTTCTACGACCTTCCAATAACAAAAGGAAAACGCTCATGATTTTTTTAGATAGTCGTTATGCTGAAGGTAGGATATTTAAAGCGTACAACCCTACTAAAGATTCTTACGAACTAACTGTTTTTAGAGAGTACCCAGAATCAGTTTCTGAAGTTATTTTTTATGAATGGGTGGAAAGTGACAGAATTGATTTAATTGCCAGCAGGTACTTTGGAGACGCAGAGTATTGGTGGAAGATAATGGATTTTAATCCTGAACTTACTAACCCTTTTGAAATTACTCCTGGAACAGTTATAAGGATTCCAATAAATGCCGATTAGAAAAATACCTTCAGGATTTCAAGTACGTACTGGAACTTCATATGAAGTGTCATTTCCAGATTTCCCTTCTTTTTCATTAATGCCAAATCAAATTACTTTGCATCAAGAAATGAAAAGCCATGACATTTTAACGTTGCGTTACAAAATTGTTTCTCCAATTTTTTTAAAAGCATTTAAAACAGGAACTCCCGTAAAAGTTGTTTGGGACAACAGCAACAACGTAAAAGGAAGATTTACGGGGTTTGTTAGCAAAGTTAGAAAGTTTAAAGAAGGAAGTGTAAGAGAACAAGGTTTAGAGGTTACCTGTATTGCTGCTTCTTTCCCGCTAAAAAACACCTCAACAAAAATTTGGGTTAATAAAACTGTATCTGAAGTGGTTAAAGACATTGCAAAACGTAACAAAATGAAAGCGGTTGTTACAAGTCATTCGGCAAGATACAGCCAATTAGCCATGCACGGAGTCTCTTGGTGGGAATATCTAAACGAGTTAGCAATGAAGGTAGGTTACTCGGTTTGGGTTGAAGGAACGACTATTTACTTTAAATCTGTAGATGAAACTGTAAACCGACCAATGGGGTCTGTTCCCGTTTTATTATTTCAAAATGAAGAGTTCCCTCCGTTTTCAGCATCTATTGAACGAACACTGGACCGTTTTGAAATAATTTCTGGAGATTACATAGAAGAGTCTGACCAACCTAGACGTAGTGTTAAAAACATAAGCGGTGTTGACCCAACCAGCGGTAAAATTTATAACGCTAGTGTTAAACCAACTTCAAAAAAATCAATTAGAACTAAAAACGCTCAAGTAATATTTGACGACAATAGAAGTTTAGACGTAGCGGTAAGTAAAGAATTTGCTAAAAAAGTTGCAACAGGTAAGGCGGAAACAGCCCGTTTACACATACCAGGAAAGTTTTTTTCTCAAGGTGACCCAAGAATAAAGCCGTTTAATTTAGTTCAAATAGAGGGCATTGACTATACAAGTGATGGGTATTGGGTTGTAAAAAGCGTTACACATACCCTTTCTAGCACAGGCGTATACACCTGTTCTGGAACAGTGCTCTCTGATGGTCGTGGGCCAAATCTTGGCAGTAAAACTCGTCGTAAATCGTCTGGGGAAATACCTACCTTAAACTTAACTAACTTTAATGATGGAGACTCTTTGGGAAGTTCAAAATCACCCAAACTAACCTCTAAAACAATTATGTTCAATAAAAACAACAGCGGGTATACTTTAAGCCCTAGGTCTTGGAAATAAAGAAAGGATGATTATATGAGTGAAAAAGCAATTTCTTTACCTCTTTCTTTAGATGCCTATGGAAAAATCTTGTCTACTAACGAACAAACTAAAATTTGGGCAGACAGAGTGCTGTCTGTTCTAGGAACATTGTCTTCTGAAAGAGTTATGGACGCACAATTTGGAACTCCTATTCCGTCTTATGCGTTTGAAAACATAGAAAAAGCAGAGGCATTAATCCCAGGAGAAGTGTCTAAAGCGTTTAGTAAATGGCTTCCAAGTTTAACACTTCAAGACACAATAGTGTTATTTGATAACCAAGCAGGGCAAGTATTAGTCGAGGTAATTTATCAATTACCAAACGATGAAGTAAGAAACACAGTAATAGCACTTGCTGCTATTTCTGGAGACCAACTACCGTATCAGGAGTCCTTATAATGGCTAACGAAATACCTGTTTCAGTTGATTACACCAGCCGAGACTACTACGCAATTCGTGAAGAATTAATCGAGCGTGTTAAAACACGTATCCCTGAATGGTCGGGAAATGACTCTTCTGATTTTGGCGTTGCTCTAATTGAGGCTTTTGCTTACATGGGCGACATTGCAAATTACTACATTGACCGTATTGCTAATGAGGCATTTATTGCAACTGCAACTCAACGTGACAGTATTTTAGCAATTGCAGAAACCTATGGGTATGCACCAAGTGGGTACAAGAACGCCCTTGTGCAAGTAACTTTTTACAACAACTCTGGTTCACCTATAACTCTTCCAGTTGGAACAAGGGTTAGTGGAGAAGTTCTAGTAAATGATGCTGTTATTGAAGTTACATTTACGACAATTACAGAAGCGGTTGTTCCCGCTATTGTAGGTTCAACTCGTGGCGAAATCACCGTTTTAGCAGAAGAAGGAATTAGCAACACAGTTGAAGCAAACAGTCCTTACGGTATTTTGCTTGGAACCTCTGATGGGTCTGCAGACCAAACGTTCGATGTTGATGACTTTCCTGTCGTATCAGACAGCATTGAGGTGTATGTAGAAAGCGGAAATACTTACAAAAAATGGACTAAAGTCCAGCATTTACTTGATTTTGGTCCAAACGATGCCGTTTACACAACACGTTTTGATAAAGACAATAATGTGTTTATTCTTTTTGGTGACGGTATCTCTGGAGCAATTCCTACTTTTCAAGCAGCAATTAGATGTGCTTATACGATAGGCGGTGGTTCAGTTGGCAATATCACTACAAACGTTATAAATAATTTAGATTACATTCCAGGATTATCTGAATCTCAAGTAACTGCTATTGCTGGAGTTATTGATGTAGACAACTTAACTACAGCAATTGGTGGAGCAGAAGCAGAATCCAATGACTCTATACGAAACAATGCTCCTTTATATTTAAGAGCACAAAACAGAGCAATTACGTTAGATGACTTTGAAAATCTAGCAACTTCAGTTACTAACGTAGGAAAAGCA